TGTTTATTTTTTTTGTCAAATATTGCTCTTTTTTGCTATTACACTTTATATAGACTACTTGGTCTATAAAATAAGGGGTGTAATATTGTTAGACGATCAAACTATCACTGATAAAATAGTTTCTGAAGAATCAGAAATTAAAACAGAATCAGGCAAAACATTTACTCAGGATGAGGTTAATGCTCTAGTTGAATCAAGATTGGCACGTGCTAAAAAGCAAATGCCAGCCAAGGAGGAGCTAGATGCTTTCAAAGTATGGAAAGAAAGTCAAAAAACAGAGTCTGAAAAATGGCTCAGCGGGAACAAGAATATCAACAAATTCTCACCGAAAAAGAAACTATCAAACGAGAGAATATCGTATTAAAAAATGGTGTCAATGCAGATGATGCGGATTACATCATATTTAAAGTGTCTAAATTCGAAGGAGATTTTGAAGATAACCTTAAAACCTTTTTGTCTGAAAATCCTAAATACACGGTCAAACCTAAACAAAACACTGGTGTAGTCACAACAAATATAAACCGAGATGAAGATGGGGTATTAGCAATCTTACGAAAAAAATATCCAAATTTATTATGAGGTGACTAATGGCTAATCCAATAGATATAAATGGTACACATTATCTCCGAGAGAGATATGCAGACACAATAATTAAATTAATGCGACAACAATTTAATATTAGAAATGATTTTAGTAGAGATTACGAACGGGATCCTGTATCTGGAGCGATCAATATTCCAGTTCGTAACGGCGATATCACATTAAGTGATTACGACATTTTGAATGGTATCACACTAACTCAATCAGCAACAACTTATACTCAAGTACTTTTAGACAATCACAAAGCGTTTAGCGAGCTTGTGGATGGTTATGAGGCAGTAGCTATACCAGATAATTTAAGGGCACAACGTTTAGAATCTGCAGCATACATTTTAGGTAAAACACTTGAGGAATCAGCAATAGATGCTCTAGTAGATGAGGGTACCACAGAAGCAAGTACAACTCCATTATCGACAAGTACGGCTTATACTACAATCGCAACTAGTATTAAAACTTTAAAAGCACGTGGTATTAGTGCTAATGATTTGAGAGTTGCTGTGAGTGCAGATACTGAATTACTCTTATTGACCGATGATAAATTTGCAAATACGTCGGGTCAATTGGGTGCTGATTTAGTAAGACAAGGTGTAATAGGGAAAATTAATGGGGTAATGGTTAGAGCTAACTATTTGATGCCTAGTAACGTGGAATACATTGTTTATGCCCCTATGTGGTGTCAATCAATTGATGAGTGGAAGGTTACTCCTAATTTTGTAGATATTAACGATGGCCAACATGTGGGAGCATCTGCTCTACAAGGGCGTATGATTTACAAAGACACGGTTACTAACGCACTAGCTGTGCAGGTAAAAACGAATGGAGTATTGAGTATATGACCTTAGCAACATACTCGTTTTATGTGGAGGATTTTCAAGGCAGCAAAATTCCCTCAGAATCATTTACAAAATATATTAACAAAGCTGATTACAATCTTAAAAAAATGACTCAAAACAGAGTTATAGAGGATCAATATGAAACTCAATATAATTTATCAGCTTGCGAAATAGCAGACTATTTTTACGAGTGTGACTTGAATTATGGCAAAGATATTAGTAGTGAGAGTGTTGGATCGTATAGTGTAAATTATGCAATCCAACCTTATAGAGATTTTGATATTGCTATGTCTTATTTAGCAAATACAGGACTGTTAAGTGTCGGGGTGTACGTGAATTGAAAACTAATAGTTCGGCGACCATCTACAATAGATATTTAGATCCAATTACCTTAACTGACAAATGGCAAAAACACTTAGTGCATCAGGTGTATTGGGAAGGTGGAAGATCTGTCAAATTACTAAATGGTCTGGTAAATAATAATGCTTGCAGAGTTTATATACCTTGCAATGCTAATTACTTAACTGATTATTTACCCCCTTTAGATTTTAAAGATAATAGAAGTGGTCACTGGACTATTCAGGTAGGGGATATTATCGTCAAAGGTACGGTAACTGATGAAATCGACCGTATAAGTGATTTAGAAAAGCTATATTCTGACGTTTACACTATTAATTATTTTAAAGATAATCGGTATGGTAGCTCGAACATGTGGCATTTTGAAGTGGGCGGATTTTAAAATGTCAATGAAAATAAATGTTGAAGTGGTACTAAATTCCACAAAATTTATAGAGCAACGGTTGGGAATTAATACAGGTGGAAGAGCAAATTTGTTTTTAGCAAATGAATCGGCTAGACGGATGTTTAAGTATGTGCCATACCGAAGCGGTATGTTAAGAACGGTTGTTAGTATCACAGCATTATGGATAGAGTATTTAGTCAAATATGCACGCCGTCAATATTACGAGAATCGTGGATCAGGCATACGAGGTAGTTTTTGGGATAAAAGAATGATGAGTGCAGAGGGATCGGCACTTATCAAAGATGTACAGAGATACATCTATGGAGGGTAAATGATAGTTCAAATTAGAGATTTTATTCGCACTTTAGCCGTCACGAACGACTTTTCTAAAATCAATGTGAACTTTCTAGGGGATAATCCTACCGAGTATGTTATTGAACCTATTCCCGCTGAAAAAGTTGTCAAAACTTATGTTGACGGTAGTAGACTATGCCAATTTGTATTCCAGTTTGGCTCCAGGGAATACTATAGCTCTGATGTAATCGAAAACATGCAGAATACAGACTTTTATGATGATTTTACTAAAACCATTGAATTTTGTAATCGAAAAGGTATTCTGCCAAATATAGAAGGAATACAGTCTATAGAATGCCTTAATTTAGTATCTCTACAAGATGTAGGAACAAACACAGCAAAATATGCAATACAAATGAGAATAACTTATTTTACAAAATATGTAGCCTCGGGAGGATCATCTGTTTAATGTCAACTTTAGTAAAAAGATCGGATAAATTAGCGTTCATGCAAGTTTCAGGTGAATATAAACGCATGACAGGTTTTACCACCTTAACAACTAATAAAAACGCGAAAGAATACACTCGTCAATATGTAGATGAGGATTTTGAGAATACTGATGTAACAGGATACTCACCAAGTATTGACTTTACATTTGATGAGTATACAGATAATGATGTACATGAAGCGATTGTAGCTCTAATCAATGCTGACACAACTGGCACCAGTGCTGTAGTGACAATTTTAGTAGTTGATAAATCGGACGAAGCTTCAGCGGGAGTTTATAATTCTTGGACTCGTACTTATTCTCTGATAGGTAACAGCGAGGGTGACTCGATGGATGCTTATACCTATTCTGGAACCCTAAAAGTAAAAGGTAGTAGAGTGACTGGTACGGCCACATTAGATGCTGATGAACTAATAGCAACCTTTACCGCTGGAGGAACTAGTATCTAATGATTATACAAGGTGTTAACGTTGAATGTAATGTCGCTGATACACAAAAAATAAAAGCATATGAATTAGGACAAAAAGAATTGTTACGACTTGCTAATGATCCAGAAGTGACTAAATTAATGATATATGAACAAGGTGAATTATTTTGTTCGGCAATTGCGAAATTGGTTACAGAGTTATTTGGAGAGGAAGCTTGTAAACAAATAATAACTAATCCTAATGATTTTATATTATGTATTGACGTCTTAAAAAATGTAACTGATAATTTAAGTGTTGTTTTTAAAGAAATTGAAAATAAGTTATTAAAATATGACATCTCTCGTATACAATAACTTGCTTTTGGATAAATTGCCAACGTCGATCAATGGATTGGAGATTAAAACAAATTTTCGCAATAGTATTGTATTTGAGATGCTAATGAATGATCCTGATTTATCCAAAGAACAAAAACTTACACGAGCAATTGATCTTTATTTTGATAGTTACGACACTGTTTCAAATGCAATTAACACCTTGTTGTTTTTCTATACCTGTGGAGTTGAGAGAAAACTCCATCTAAACGGAAAAAGTGTAAGAGCAATTTATTCTTTTGAACATGATGCTGGTTACATTTTCTCCGCTTTTTTAGCTCAATATAATATCGATTTAAATGTAATTGAATATATGCATTGGTGGAAGTTTAAAGCTCTGTTTGAAAGCTTGAATGAGGATCATCTCATAAGCAAAATCATGAGTTACAGAAGTATGGATTTATCGCAAATTAAGGATAAAGAGCAACGCAAATATTATCGCAAATTAAAAATGGCATATCGTCTCCCTGATAATCGAACAGACGAAGAAAAAGAGAAAGATTTTACTAATGCATTGGGGTGATTAAAAATGGCAGACGGAACAGTAAAAATTGGTACAGAACTGGACACAGCTGGTTTTGATGCAGGTTTGAATCAAATAAAAGCTTCTGCTTCCAAGGGTTCGGATTTAATAAAAGGTGCATTTACGGCTTTAGGGGTTGCAATTGCTGGAATTGCTACCGCAATCGGGACAGCAGGATTTAAATTTAATAGTCAAATGGAAAATTATCAAGCTGGATTTACAAGTCTTTTAGGTAGTGCTGAAAAAGCGAATCAAATGGTAAAAGAGTTGCAAACCATGGCAGCTAAAACACCATTTGAATTAACAGATTTAGCCAAAGCCTCTCAGACACTTTTAGCTTTTGGTGTTGATGCCAAGAGTATAATCCCAACCTTACAAGCTATTGGTGATGTGTCTATGGGCAATAAGGAGCGGTTTCAAGCTCTCGCACTTGCTTTTGGTCAGGTTCAGGCTGCTGGAAAATTAACTGGTCAGGATCTTTTGCAGATGATAAATGCTGGATTTAATCCATTACAAGAAATCTCCAAAAAAACTGGTAAAA